GCAAAACGTATTGCGCTTATCTCATGGTACAAACGGAATTCACCGGGTTCGGTTAGAAACCGGCCTCACTATATGACGCAATATATCTGGTTACTAGAAAAAGAAACTGGCTTAGAATGGCGGAAACTTCGTACTCATTATGATATCCCCAAGTTATCCGCCGGTTGTTTTGCATCAGAACGAATACTCAATTTTGATAGAAGCACGGCCCACCCTGCACAAAAACCAGTAGATTTGATACTTGAGATTCTAAAAGTAAATGCCCTGTCAATTATTGACCCTTTTCTCGGTACGGGCACAACTGCTCTAGCCGCCAAGAAGCTCAACCGTAAATGTATCGGAATAGAGATAGGAGAAAAGTACTGCGAAATAGCCGCTAAAAGATGCAGTCAATCGGTAATGAAACTAGAAACATAAATGATTAAACTTTAGGTGTATTATCCACAAGGTTATTCATGGTGGCGGCAGGATTACTTCCTGCCGTTTCATATATCATCGGGGGCAGGTGCAGTATACATTGTACTATAAAAATGGGATTAAATCCGATAACAGAATCGAAAATCTTCAACTAGTTACTGATGATCGCCATAAACAAATCACAATTCTTGAACAGAAAATCAAACGACTTGAGATTGAAAACCATAAATTACGTCAACTTTTACCACCCCATATACTATCATCTGGTTTATAAGGGTAAAGGCAATGAACAAATAACCAAAGGAAGAACGCCATTAATAACAAATACCACCACGATACTAACAGGCACAGAGTCCAAACCCCTAGCAAAGTTCCCAGGGATAGACACCACCATATCACCCCGAGACGTTCTTTCATCCGGCGAAGCATGTATGTTATCATCTCGCGGTCATTAACAGTTCCGGGGTTGCCATCCGTATCACTGAAGCCGGTTACCCATAGGAACCAGTAGTACGCCTTTTGAATCCACTTGAAGATAATCATTACTTGCCCCCCTGCGCGATGATCCAGTTAACCAACACGGTAAGCGCCGCTCCTATGAATCCCCCACTGGCCCCGGTGGCAACTATCTTGCCGTTACTAACCCCGGCCGCAGTTTCTAAAGTGGTTAATCGCTTATCATGGTCTTCAGTATCAGCACATACGCTGTCAAGTTTTTGGTCAATCTTTACAGTAGAGATATTGGTATCATAAACCAATTCCGCCAAGGCGAACATTCGTGCATCAGGTGTCATCGTTTCAAAACGTTGACGAAATTCCATCTTGTTATTCATCGCGTCGCCTTCAGCCATATACATCTCCGTTCTAATATCTAATACTCTATTCTACCTTATTTGGGGGTGTCTCCGGTTTAACTTCCTTTACCTTGCGAATCTCATCGGATATCACAATATCTTGGAGGATGTTGATTGCCTGCCGTGCGGTGATGTTACCAGAGAACACGGCCTCTTTAGTTTGTTCGTTAAGGGCGAATGTAAATATCAGCATTTGTTACTTGACCTCTTTTTCTTTTTTCTTAGCTTTAATTGCAGTTGATATAACCTCAAAATACTCTGTACTAATCGCGCCCGAAAGGTAATGCTCTGTCTTTAAAATTACTCCTGATAAGTCACTACCACAGTTACCGCAGTACTGGTCTGTCTCACTTACAGGGTGCCTACACTCGGAGCAGACATATCCAATCTTGATATCATCAGTAGTTACTGGTACTCCACAAGTACGGCAGAATATATCTCGTGGAGATACAGGATGCTCGTGTTTAACTTGTACTTTTATAATATTTTCAAGTTCTATTTTCATAATACTCTCCTAGATATCGGCATAAAAAGTTCTCCATGAACCACTCTGATAACAGTCAAGTTCTCCTCCCCACCAACAAAGGCTTCCTTCTTCTTCTACGGAATACAAATAGTTAGGAATGAGAACTCCTGTTCCACCTACTACTACACCTGTTGCAGTTATATTCGCATCGGCGGTTATACTTCCATAGGAGTGTACTAAAGCGTCAGCTTGGTATGTTTCTGCGTACATGGCGTGAAAGCGTAGTTCTGAAGTCCCTACAGTACCATTGCCATCGCCATCCGGTCTAAGACCATATACCTTTAATGCTACCGGCATGATAAACTGTGTCCCATCAAAGCGGAGATATGTCGTAGTTGCACTATAGGTAAAACTTAACTTTGTACTGGAGGAGGATGAAGTTATATTTATACCATCAGCGTCCAGTTTAACTACCCCACCACCGGCATAGAGTTTACCGTCAGTACCGATGTATACTTGTAGCCCTGTTGCGCCCCATGCTTCCATGTGAGCAAAAGTGTCGTAAGTCCTGAAGGATACCTGACCGCCATAAAGACCTATACCGTGGGTAGCGGATAAGAAAACACCGCTTTCATTGTACCAATCGCCAGTGACCTTGATATTAGAGGATAAAATAATCTGACCAGTTTCCCCGTCAATATCTACTGCTAGTACTCTCCCATAGGTTTCACCAGTCCCGATAGCGTCCATAGTGGTCGCAGTGAAGTCCCCCGCAACATAAGCGCCAGACGCGCGGGCTGTAGTACACCGTTTGACGTTAGTATCATCCATAAAAAGGTCGCCCACGTCATAAGGTGTAGTAGGAGTAGATACAAATACCCTGCGTTTCCCGCTTGGATCGTAACCAGCAGAAAAAGTGTTAGCATTTGAAAGGTAGATTTTACCTTCAGAGAGTTGGGTGGAAAGCACCCTCTTATAATTAGTACCCTCGTCAATGTCATCCATTGTGTAAAGTAAAATGTTCCCGGCGGTAAGGTTTTCAATATAACCGTCTTTAGCGTACAGCTTCTCAAAGTTACCCTGCCCAGCGTTGCCAAGTCCGCCCGGATTAAGTTCAGTAATATCTTCACCGGCTTGGAACCAGTTACCAAAGCCCAGCGTCATACTGTATTCAGGTGTATCGCCCATGTTGTTATAGATACGGCGTATGTATCCTGCGTTGCCCTCTCTGGTATCGCCCTCGCGGGTATCAATAACTTCTATAAAGTCGAACATCTCTTGCCCTACGTTCATCGGAACTTCAAGGAATCCGTAGTCGGAGGCCATTTTGTACTTATTCATTAAGGCCGTAGCTATGGCAGTTCCTTGCGCATTGGAGGCAAGAGTTACTTCCTCATACTGGCGGTTATCATAAATGGCGTTAGATATCGGCTCGATAGCATAGCCTGAATATTGAGGGGTATCATCCGCTAAAGAGGTTACACTGATATAGTTTGGCAATACCAGACTATCGCGGTAGGCTTTACTAAAGAACTTGTGAAAGCCAGTCAGTAGGTAATAAAGGTAATCGTAATGAGAAACAGTGTATGACGGAGTGTACGTAGTAATTACCAATTGCGCATATGTCGGTGTTGACATTAAGCCAAGTTGTGATTGTGTCGTATAGGTCGTAATCTGCAATTGCGCATATGTCGGTGTTGACATTAAGCTAAGTTGTGATTGTGTCGTATAGGTCGTAATCTGCAATTGCGCATATGTCGGTGTAGATATCTTATTATCAGAACTGTTAATGTCCTGCGGTGTATAGGTGGTTATCTGTAGTTGAGAGTAAGTGGGGGTTGAGACTACGTCATAACTATAGTAGACTGTGATTCTGATATGGTCTACGTTAGCTTGGAATACCATAGCAGGGTCACTTACAGCAAATGCAACACCAAAGTCAGCATCATTTATATCCGCAGATGTCCATGTCTCACCCCATAAATCCGTAGAACTGCCATAAGATATATAACTATCACTTGTAGGCCACATGCTAGTAGTCTTTGCATTATTGGTTGTTCCTATACTACCGTCAGCCTTAATTATGTTTAAGTATCTATCTCTAACGGTAGTATCTCCCCCAGGGGTAGGACAGTACTTTTCTATACTAACCAGTATTCCGTTAATAGATGCCCCAACTGGAATTGTAAAGCCAAAATTAGTTGCCTTTAATCTATGAGAATAAGTACCACCGTTAAATAATGCTATTGTGTAAGTATTATTGCTAACCTTGGCATTATCAGGATTAACCCATGCTATAGTTCCAACACTAGCATCATCTGCCATTGTTCCAGGGTTTTTAGTTACAGGTGATGGTTCGGGGAAGATAGATTGCGGCGTGTACGTTGTTATCTGTAACTGCGCATAAGTAGGAGTGGACACATAACCGATTTTAGTGCTTGGAGTATAGGTAGTGATGACCAGTTGAGCGTAGGTCGGAGTGGAAATTATGTTGTCACTCAAAACATAACTCGGTGTATAGGTGGTAATGACCAATTGAGCATAGGTAGGGGTGGACGTAGTGTTAACCACTTCATTATTATCTATATTCTGGATGTAACCTGTTGATAGACGATTAGCTGTTCCTGTATTGTAGTTTACCGTACCCATCTGATAACGCCATTTAGTGGCAGCCGTTAACCCTGTAATGGTCTGTGTAGCAACTTCAGTTGTTCGGGCTGAATCTGAATATACATGGTTTACAACCGTACCACTTCCAGCACTTCTTGAAAGTGTCCCGTAGTAAAGAGTATCGGTTGATAGAGCGTCATAGTCTGTCTCGGTAAAGTTCCCTCTTTGAAGCCTTATCCATAGAACATTTGAACCGCGTGTAGTACCAAGAACAGATATATCATCATTTCCAAAACCCGTTACATCATTAAGTGTATTAGTTAATGCTATGCCAGCGCACCCGTATTTATTAGCTTCCTCGTTCTGGATATAGAGTTCATAGTCAGTATCAAGGGCATCATAGTGGTCAGCCCCATCATCCCAATACAGATAGGTATCAGTCTGCGAGGTCATCGCAGTAACCGTTATCCTGGTAGACGATTCTGTTAAGAACCCCCCAGTATCAACTTCTGTACCTGTTGTTGGATTACGTATTGCCAAGAGTTACCACCTTATGCAGCTTTGGTAAGTGTGTAAAGACCTTCTGCCGGGGCCGCTACCGTTAGTGTGTTCCCGGTTGTTACGGTAACATCAGCAGCGGTAGAGTCCAGAAGCCAGTAGCATAAGATAAGACCACCTACCTCATAGACAACCGCCCATTTTGCCACGATAGACCCGCCGCTTGCCGTCCATACGGGATCGGTGGTAACGTCTACCTTAACTGTGGTCGTGCCGGAAAGAGCGATTGCCACAGAGATACCGCCGGTTGTGTAACCGTAGGCGTTAGCGTGTTCGTTCGTTAATCCTGCATACGTGGTTTCTGTAACCGCCAGGTCAGATGTACTTAAAAATAGCGCACATTTGTAGGTATCACCAGATACCAAAGTCCCGTTCAGAATAGCTGTTAAAGCTCCGTTTGTGAATGTTATTGGGCCGCCTGCAACCATTTGATTGCCTCCTTATATTTATTCCGTTGTTGGAACCATTATTTTTAAGTGTCCGTCATTCCCGAATCTCATCACACATCCCGTATGGTCGAGTAACCAGCGCATCCGGGAAAGTCTAGTTTGCCCTTTGTAAACCCTGAAAGATGATTTAGGTGTCACCACATCAATCAGAGCGTCCTCGCTAACGTAATCCACTGTATAAGCCTCACAGTGGTTGAAACAGGCTAATGTAGCCCCTGCTATGGCGTTAAGTATGGTCTTGATCGTATCGGTGTTGGTATCGTCCGGCATATAGGTTGCGCTGGCATGGTCGCGAGATAGTAAGTCCGGTATCCCGATAGCCTTCAGGTGACACAAGAGAGGCTTCCCAAGTGTATCTTCAAACTTCTGGTCAATAACCTTTAAGGGAGCGCAGGTAGACGTTTCTACTCCCGCGCTGGTCTGGTATCCCCATCCTAGTGTCATGGTGTATCCCTTGTAGTTGATAGCGTCAAATGCCTTGTCACTGTTATCAAATGAAACGTTAGCCGTATGACTCCAAGGTCGTTCAATGTGTTCTTGTTTTCTGATACGGGTAAAGGTGTAATCATAAGAGCTGGCACCCAGCGTCAAGTTACAAGTCATGCGTGGTTGACTCGGTTGCTTCATCGCTGCCAGTAAAGTTTCCGATAAACTTCTCATTTTACTCCACCGTAGGATAACGTATTGTGCTGTCTGGCCTGACCAGAGATTTCATTTCGCTGATTACCATGCCTAGTTTATGTTCACCCCAGGTAATGTAGTGCTGGACTGTCTGTGGGCCACCCATCGGAATGTCATTGATGAACTTGACGGCAATATCCACCGCCAGCCGGGAGGCCACAAGTTCTACCAGTATCCGTTCCATCACAGGAGAGAGACTGGTAGTCCCGGCCCCGCCAAGGATATGCGCCTGTCTGCAATAAAGTCTGGCAGTATCAGTACCATTTGGGGTGAAGGAAATGTCCATGTGCAACTTATTTTCTTTGATACTGTAATTACGGAGGCGTCTTGGTTCCTTGTCCAACCCAAACTCTACCGCCTCAAAACTTTCATCACTCCGCCCATTCAAGAGGGTATTATAGGCCGTACCGCTGATGTCAATATCACCGGCGGTATCGGGAGTGGCTGTGGCAAGCGTCACATAAGGTTTATAGCCCGCTATCTCCACCAGACCATCGGATACGGCAGCCCCTATCTCTGCGGTTGACCACGTGGCATAGGCGGTATCCCTTAAAGCAGTCGCCACGCGGGCGATGATGTTATCTAACGTGTACGCCATACTTACCTCCTACGGGTGTTGTAGACTGAATGGTGACGGGCTATTATCCTTTTTGGGTAACTGGTATTTGAACTTGCAGTTGGGGCATTGTGTTTCCCCTGTGTCCTGATATAATGTTGCCGTGGGGGACACTGTGACCGTGACTTCCGGTTTATCATCCGGTTTTCTGAATACGCCGATAACCTCTCCGTCCGACAGAATTTCCACTGGCATAATTTCATTAAGTTCAGGTACTTTTAATTTACGAAACTCGGTAATTGTGAGTTTATTCATTTCTCTTTCACTCCTAGCAATTCTTTTAGCTGCCATCTCAATAATTTTATATCTTTTTTAAGGTCTTCTATTTGGACATTCATACCATCCAAAAGTCCTTGACGATAACCATCCTGATACCCTTTATTATGTTCAAGTATATGACTTCCTTTTGTCGTCAGTTCAAGATTTTCTAATCGGTTATCTGTCTTAATACCGTTTTTATGATGGACAATTTCCCATTTTAAAAGGCATCGTTTAAGATGTTTCGCCATAACAAGACGGTGTTCTGGTACGTAACCTGACTTATTCGCCATATTGTGGAATAAATCACCAGCGTAAATATAAATCATTAAATAACCACCATCATGAATTGTTTTTCCACCTTTCCAATTCTGATGTTTATCCCCAAACTTATGTGTGCATGATTGGCAACTCAAATTTCTGGCTTTCCCTTTAGCAAAACGTACCCATCTTTCCTTCCCACAATTAATACAAGCGTGCCAGATAAATTTCATTAATGGTTTCTTGGGATAGAATTCTTTACCAATATCTCTAGCTCTTTTTACCTCACCTACAAGCATCCGTTGCCTCCTTAAAATCCCCGGAACGCTTCAAGTTCGTTAAAGTCTAGCGCGTCTGTCCGCACCATAATTTTACCGTACCCATATTCATTATAGTCTATTTCACGCTTGTGTTTCTTTTCCGTGACCTCTTTATCGAACTCCGTACCGGGAAATGGACAACCATGGCTCCACCCATAGCGCGTAGGATTGATTTCTTTAAGCAGTTCGCGTGTTTCATTGAGCGTTGCCAGACTTTCTCCGGGCATACCCACGATAAAGGAACACTGGCTTTGTATCTTGGCCTCGTTGGTCATACGGACTGCCCGTTTAATCTCGTCTACGGTAATCCCCTTGTGCATCCGGTCAAGCATGGGCTGACTGCCACTCTCTATGCCGTAGAAGATATTCCAGACTCCGGCCTTGAACGCCAAGTCAAGGAACTCTTTAGTCAATAGCTTTTCATTTACCCGGCAGTCTATCTTGAACAGCATCTCATTGTTTAGCCCGCGAGCGATAATGTCATTGAATATAGCAAACGCCCATTCGTGGTTAAGGTTAAAGGTATCATCCTGGAAGAATATCTCGTTGACACCATAGGTCTTGTGGAGTAGTTCAACCTCGTCCACTACAGATTGTGGATTGCGGTAACGTATCTTACTACCCCAAAAGATAGGCGTATTGCAAAAGGAACAATGGTAAGGGCAACCACGTGAGGCCATGATAGCCAGAGAGGGTAACATACCCACAGGGGAGATACCGCAGAACTTGGATAGGTCTACCAGAGAGTAATCGGGAATAGGGATATCGTCTATGGTTTTGATAGAAGGTGCTTCTCCGATGAACTCAAGGAAACTATTCTCACCTTCGCCAATAACCACCTTGTCCGCCTCACCATCCCATGCAGGCGCATGTGGCCCACCCACGATGACTTTCGCACCATAAGCATGTGAAAGGTGCGCAATATGCCGAGCGTTCTTTACTTGGAAAGTGTTACAGGTAATACCCACGATATCGGGTTTGATAGTATTCAAAATATTATCTATTGGAGTAGAATAAGGTTCGTTGGTATTTACCCACAAGTCCTCATGGACTATCTTGACCTCATGCCCCCGCTGTTTTGCCAGTGTGCCAAGAATCAACAGAGCGCGAGATGGTGTTTCCGGTATGGTTTTCCCCATGTTATTTGACGGTTGAATTAAAAGAATCTTCTTTACCATGTTAAAAGACCATCTCCCGTATTTAATACTTGGTACGGAATATTTACTGCCTTATGAGAGGGGTCAAGCCGGAAGTAAGAGTTTTGGGGTGTGGAGAACAGGCATACACCGTGTTTGGCTACCCGTTTCATTTCCTTTACTACTTTAGCGGGGTCGTCAACGTGTTCCAGCATTTCAGAACACCAGGCAAAACCGAACTCCCCGTCCTTGAATTTCAGGTCGTGAGCGTCCATCTTGATAACGCCATCGGCCTCTTTGGTATCAATGGCAACGTACTCACCAAGAGGCTCAAGGAACTTTTTATAGGGCATGGTCACGCCGGAACCGATGTCAATTACCTTACGTGGTAAGCAGGTGGGCGGGATAAAGTTTAACCGCCAGCCCTGTATGCCCTCCATGTTCTTAGGTGCTTTGATACGTTTTTCAATATCGGCAAGAACATCGGGCCAGAGTGTAGTGTAAACTTTTTCCTCATCATATTCCATCGCCTTTTCGCGTGATGCTTTTTGCTTTTCTACGATAGAACCGTCTTTCTTGGCCTGATAAGCCTTTTCTAACAGTTCCACGATTTCTTCCGGGTGGCAGTTGAATTGCCAGCTTGATTGTAATGTCCATTCCGGCACAAGGTCTTTAATCAACCAGCCGGTATCACCAACGATTTCAGGTTGCGCGGTACAGTTTGTAGTAATACAGGGTGTGCCACAGGCCATAGATTCAATGAGAGGTATGCCAAAGCCCTCACCTTTAGACGGCAGTAGGAACACATCGAGGACGCTATACATATTAGCCATAGCCTCTTGCGGTATGCCTATGGTTACTTCCGCCTGCGAGGGGAATCTGGTAATATCCTCAATGTCGAGTACCTGGCGCAGTTTCATCAGGTTTATGCCGCGTTCATCATTTGGATTAGTGTGCATGTAATAAATGACTTCACCCGGGTGCATTTTGCTGAAGATAGATACCGCTTTCATGCCGGCAGACCAGTTCTTACGCTCGGTGTGGTTTGTGGCAACCGTTCCGATAACGAACTTGTCCTGCCACAGGTACTTTTCTCTGGCCTGTTTTCGCGCTTCAGCGTTTGGTTTAAATAATTGGGTGTTAACGGTATGGGGGATGTAATAAGATTCAATGCCGTTATTTTGTAATTGCTTCTGCCCGAAACGTGACATGGCAATCGGCTTAACGAGGCCGAGACTTTCTTTGAGCGTCTGGATGACTAAATCCGGGGCCGGGTCGTGGTCTATTGGACAATTATGAATTAAGATTCCGTTGGCAAAGAAAGAACCTGTTGAGGTTGTGAGGTCAAATACGGTGTCAACTTGGCGACTGCTTTTTCGTACCTCAATAACCCTTTCCCATCTTTTGAGTTCATTCTTCTGATAGCCAAAGTCATCTCCAGTTCCTTGTACGTGTACGGGGTATTGTATGGAAGATTCTCTCGATAATTCAGATATTCCAGAAGTTTTTCTATCTGCGGTTTCTTGATTATCACAAACGGGAGAATACCCTCTAACACGGGTTTCAGTCTTGTCCCCATGATATCTAGGCAATAAATTGTCCTTCTGGCTGTTAGTCCGCTGTATCTCGGAATCCCTGATACCCTTTCCCTGCAAAGATACCCTATTCCCATCGTTTCCTTCAGCCAGTTCATTACCTCTAGATTCGAGTTGTAAATGTCCAACTTCGGCCAGAGTTGAAACGGGGTTTTTCTTTTCAACTTGCTTCTGATGACTATTGTTACGGAACCCTCCCCGTCTACAAGTCCCGCTATGTATGACCACTGGTTTTGAGTTATATGTTGGTTTATCATACATACAGTATACCATATCACCAGGTAAAAGGCAAGCTGCCGGTTTCCATCCGTCCATAGTCCAGACATCATTTTCTGCCGTGATAAACAGTTTACGGTCAGGAGTACTTACTTCATAAATATCCGTCCTAACGGGCAACTTATGAAATGCTTTTACTTTAGCCCATTGTAGTTTCCCGTCCTTATCTGTTGTTAGAACTTCATCAACCCCTTCAGCGTCCTTGATTTCAATTTCCCCGTTACGCGTAATCACCTTAGTTTCGCTAGTGACACACCACGGAACCCACTTCATATTATTGTCTAGCCCTTTTTCCACCCAGGCATCAATGAGGGTTAGTAAAATATCGGCGTTCCAGTCCTTATAGAACATCGGGGAGTGTTTGATACCCCAATCGCCGGGGTTATTCGGGTAAATCGGAATATCGCCCCAATCCACCTTAGAACCGGCAAGTCCGTAAAAGGCGAATACCGCAGGGTTATGTCCCATCGCTTTAAGACGTTGGCAAGCTATGGAAGTTTGACTGCCATAGCCAGATGCCACAAATGGCGAATTACTTGACCAGAGAATTTTCATTATATCCTTTCCTACTTTCTTGTTTTTATCGGGGGCCGAAGTTCATAACTCTCCGGCCCCCTACTTTGGTCAAGTACCTGCCCTCAAGGGGCAAGCACCTGACAGGTTTACCGTTTGTCTATAAGCCGTGCTGCGAGATTCTGGTTGAGCATCTTTACGCCGAACAGCATATCAATAGAGCAGAGGTTGGTCTTGCTGGCCTGTGCGTAATCCCAAACGACACGGCAGGACAGGCCGTTATAGCTGACAACGGATGATTTTGCGCCGCCGATGGGTGCCTGAAGGGGTGCGGTAACGAGGGTAAAGGCGTTCTTGTGGAAAGCCAGGTTATCGCGGCCCGTAAGTTGGAACGTGACCACGGAAGTGTCCGCCATAGTCGCGGCAACAGCAGGGGCAAAGCCGGTGACGGTAGCAATACCGGAAGTACCGGCGGTGCAGGGTACGGTGGTATAGAACCACTGGTCATAGCCGGTGAACTTGAACGGAGTACCGATAGGCGCAGTGGATACAGCGGCGGCGGTAGCACCCGTCACAGTGCAGGATGTAGCGGCGGCAGCGCAAGCCCCGGTCAGTGTACCGGTACCGGCGGCAGCAGCGTTGGCGAGCAGGAAGGAACGGGTCTGCGTGGTGATGTTCTGATCCATGTAGGTTTCGTAACCCATCACGTTACCGATTTCAGCAGTCCGTAAAGCCTTGCCACCATCTCCCCTCTTGTCGGCATGGAGGAAAGCATCGAGGGAGATGTAAGCCGCTTTGGTCGCCGGATGCAGAACAAGCCGTCTGCCACTCATCGGGACTTTAAGGATATCCTGTACGGCCCCCAGGTTAGCGATATCGGAAACTACCGGCGTGGCAGTTACGGGGTAATAACCGGCGATACCCGTAGACATCACGGCGGCAATCGTAGCGTCAATCGCCGGTGCGTGCGCTCTCATGGCAGGCTGGATCAGTTGTTCGGACATATCCGAGATGCTCCGGGAGAGGTCTTGAGAGGTCAGTTCAAAGGAAACGTCCAGTAGCGTATTCAGGATAACGGACACACTGGACTCCGTGACCGTCTGTGCGGCAACCGTGGAAGTAAAGGCCGTAGCGGAGAAGGTGGTCGGAGCGCGTACCACTACAGTAGAGCCGGTACCGGACTGAAACTCTTTAGAATAACCTCTGTGAATGAGGTTGCCAAGCACCATGTTGTTTTCCAGGGCGATCAATGCCTCTTTAGCAACGAGTAAAGGGGTTATATATGTAGCCATCTAGACTACCTCACTTTCTTTTACTTATAAGCGTCTTTGCGCCTTGCGGCGTATTGTTCCATCGGTTCGTCATCTTTGAATGACTCGCCGGAATTACCTTTACCATCACCGGAATCAGGTTCGTTTTCTTCTTCAGGCTCTTTGACTTCTTTAGGAGTTTCGGCTACTTTGATCGTGGCAAGTTTGGCCGCCATCTTCTCCATCTTTTCGGGAGAGCCATCAGTAAGTTCGATGAGGTCTTTGTAATCAACTCCCTTGTGCTTATCGGCTATCTCGCGGGCGGCGCGTTCTGTTTTCCAACTGGCGATTTCCTTTAGTTCGTCAGCATGTTCCGCTTTTGACCGGGCAATATCGGCCCGTTCTTTCCGTAACTGTTCTTGTGCTTCCTTGATAGCCTTTTTAGCCTGGAAGTCTGTCAGAGCGTCAGGGTTGCCCCTAACCCTCTCATACTCGGCCTCGTCCTTTGCCCGTTCAGCCTTCTCTAGTGCCTGTTCTGCGGCAGATGCCCTTGCTTCAGCTTCTTTGATTAAACTGGTTGCCGAAGTGGTCGCCTTGGTTAATTCAGCGATTTTCTTGTCGAGGGCAGACCGTTGAGAACTGAACTTCTTTTCTACCTCATCCTCGGTGTAGAGTTTTGCCTTTTTTGAATCCCTCTGTTGCTCCGCAGAATCCTGTCCAGCTTCCTGAATAGCATCCTTCGGTTCTTCTTTGGCATCCGTTACCATTAGTGATTCTCCTTTTCTTATATTATAGTCCTATCTGAATTTATAAGACAAGACTATTTTCCTATTCCTAAATCCGCCAGATATTGCCGTACCTGTTCGATTTCCTCAAACTTTTCCTCTTCAGGTGTCAATGTTTTAGCGGATTTCTTTAATGGTTTATAATCTAACGCCTTTTCCATCCATGCTTCAAGATCGGGATTGGCAATACGGAAATTCTTACGCTCCTGGTCTCCGGATAAAGAATTGTACTGTATCCATAGTGCGCCTATCTCTCTAGTCGGTGGTACTTTACTAAAGTCACGCCCTTGATGACCAAGTAACCCAAGATAAACGTTCTGGTAAAAGTCCGGGTGTTCCATAAGATACCAGTCATCCTCATAATAAGGCATATTTGGGTAACTTGCGGGGATGCCCTGTTTTTCTATAGTGTAGTAATCAGTGTATCTGTCAACATATTCGTCAGGTACGAATTTGGCGTAAGCATCACGCCGTATTTCAGCCTTTCCAAATCCGGTTAATTGCCCGTCTTTGCCATTAGTAAATCGTAGAGCATCATAGGCCGCTTGGCGTTTATTAACGTCCTCAATGTAGTAAGGTGACTCAAAATCAGCGTAGCCGTCCTGCATTTCAAACTGGTCTTTGTACTGGTCGTAAATATCATCATACTGGACAGCCGGGACTTTGGCGGGATCGGGTAAGTCAATCCCTTTTATCGTGTGCATGGCGTTGGCAAAGTCCGGGTTTTCAAGCAAGTAACGTTCTTGCCGGAATCCCTTACTATCAGTCTCATAGTAGGTTACGTAGTTTTCAACCTGTTCCAACGGGAATGTAACACCCTCTTTATTGGTTAGAGCGTATGCTTCCCGGCGGCGGCGGTCAAGGCGGTATTCCTCGTGAGTGGCAAGATAATCAGCACGTTCCGGGCCTGTTTCCGGGAGTGCGTCATACTCCGCGTCCTGTTTACGGTATTTCACATCAATACGCCATCCGGCTATTTTAGTCTGGTCTACAGGTTGGAGGGAGTTGTCACCCCATGCTTCACTCATGCGCCATTCGTTATAATCGGGATTATCCACACGGTATAGCATGGCCTCGGCAGAAGTTGAACCTAACCCCTCGGTATCAATAATCTTGGAGTATTCCAGATGTTCATTGATTATCGCATCGGAAGTAGGGTTATCAAACGTGCCTTTTTCTATAGCGTCAATCCTGTGCATATCCTCTACCCAATCAGGATTATCGGCTTTGAGTTTCTCAACAGCAATTTGTCTGGCTGTTTTACCATCTTTTACAATAATGGTGTCATCAAGATAATTGGCACTGTCCTTGTCGGAGTAGTTATCCATAAGGTCGAACAGGTCACGGTGCTTAATTTTCAATTCCAGGGCTTCTCGCGGGGTATCAGGTATATCACGCAAGAGATATTCCCGCAGTTTGGGGTCGTCTATCATTAACAGTTGTGCTTCCCATGAGTTTGCACCACGTTCTGTTTGAATATCCACGTACTTAAAATAATTCTCCACGGAACCTTCAGGCAGTTTCGTTTCCATTAACGCACTATCCGGTATGTCGTATTCCTTGATTAACTTTTGATATTCGTCATAGGCTTTTTGGGTAAGTAGTTTGGCATCGCCCCAAATAGCTAGTTGGGCGTTCTCCAATGGATGCGCTTTCAAATAGTCCTGATAAGGGTTAATATCAATTTCAGGATGGTCTTTAAGGAACTGCGCCTGTCCCTTTTTGTCCAGCTTGTTATATTCCCGTAGTAGTTCCAGTTGACGGCGGGTGATATTCCCCATACTGGCGTTAGGATACTTTTTAAGGAACGCCTCTTTTTCACGTTCATCGGTTATCTTGTTGTACTCTTGCCATTGGGTATAGTAGTTTTCAATCGTATCGCCTTTGGCAGTATCGCCGTTAACCTGGTATAGCTTCTTATCCGGCAGAATTGACAAGGTATCCTCAATGGTTTTCTTATCGTACCACCCTTTTACCGTCGGGGTGACATTATTCAAATCATTTAACGGTATGTCTTTGAGTAAGGTGTTGTAACTGGTATCCAGGTCGGTCATGGTGTAGATATCCGGTTCACCGTTTGATAGGTCGGGGGCATCACTCAACACCGTACCAAGACGGTTTTCCGTAGTAGTCAGGGCGGTATTCAGAATGGTAAGGCGTTCCTCCGGTGTTCCCGTACCCCACAGTTTTTCCCTCATCTGGTCACGCACATAGTTCCGGGCGGCGGTCACGGTAGAATCCAGCATCTTGTTCTTTTCATCATCCGTTGCCGTCCAGTATGCCGGGTCTACCATGAGTTTTTGAAGGTCGTCTTTAATGGTTTTACCCACAAGTTCTTGATATTCCCGTTGCTCCTCATCGGTTAACTTGATGTTGGAAATAGTAGTGCTTGCCATGCCTATATTGAACTTCAGGCGTTCAAGTTCCTGTGATAATACCGTTTCCTCTACGGGAGTAATATTCACAGGGAACCACGCTGGGGAAGTGCGCGTTACATCCTCTCCAAGTGCGGTAAGTTTAGCCTGTACTGATTGAGAAAGGCCGGGGATGTTTGCCTTGATAGTCTCCCACATGTTTTGCGGATCGCGAACAGTAGAATCGGCTATCTGCGCAGCGGTCTTAACCGCGCCACTAAAAGGAACTGCCATTGACGCGGCAAAACGATTAAGCCAGTTGCCCGCATATCGTTCCGGCTCTGATAGCATGTCAATCAAATCGGATACGGAACTCATGTAAGACTGACTAACGAAGTTTTGCCCGAATGTGTTAGCAAGGTCTGCCAGTTTTTCCATCATCCCTTTGTCGTTATTGGATATCATATCTGATAGCATGGATGTTTGACTTAGAAGTTGGTTGAACGGCTCAAGTCTCTGGTAGCTAACCCATACATCACCCACGCGGATAGCGTAAGGCTGTTTCCCCTCACGGTAGAAGCGTTCACGTTCTGCGGCATTACGCGGCGGTGCGCCGGTAATCTTCCCTTCGGCACAGTACCATGTTAATGCACCAAGCCCTATCGTTCCAATCATCGCTCTGGCAATCTGGTCGGCTGCTTCAGGACTTTTCTTAGCCAGGTTTTTCCATAGTTCGGGATTAAGAAAACCTAACGGTGTACGTTCAAGGCCGTACTTCACAAGGTTCATAGGTGTCCGTACAAACGGGAATACAAATCTCAACGGTTTAATACCGCCGATATCTACAGTATCGCGGATGTTCATTAGCGTCTGCCCGAATTTACCAGGTTCTTGCCGGAACAGGCGGTATTCAGCTACTCTCTGTGCTTCTTTCAGCATTGATTCGGTAGGATTAGAGAGCAGCTCAGCAACACGTTCCTCAAATGCCTTACCCTTTAGTTTTTCCATACTTGCCAGACGGTGTGCGGTGGCATTAAGCGCAGCGCGGATGTTGACGGCTTTCATCAACTGGTCAGCACCTTCAAGGAATCGGGATGGCATGTTGATGACAGTACCAAGAGTTCCCTTGAAAGCCTTTTGCTTGAACTCCCATTTGGATACTTCATCAAGGGAGATACCATTTTTAATAACATAGGCGAATTGGCGGAACCCTTCAGGGAGTCCGCGAACTGCGCCCCATACATCAGCCGGTATCTCGTTAAGGAAATGTGTTCTGGCCCTACCCTGAATTAAAGATAATGGGATATCAGCAAAGACACTTCCCATACGTTCAATCGGTGACATAATGGCATTTACCGTATTGGAAATCATGTTAACGATATGGGTTTTCGGGCCGGACAGAATAGAGTTATAGAATAATTCCGTCAAATAATCCATCGCTTTAGGTTTATAAAGTTGCTGGATGAATCTGTTAACGGCAATAGGATCGGACGGGTCAAGGTGTCCCAGCATCTCGGCTATCTTTTCCGTATCCGTCCTACCGCGTATCTTTTTGAGTAGTTGTTCCATTTTCTCGGTATCGTTGGCTTTAAGAACTTCAAAAGCCTGTTGCCGGAAAGAACGTAGTCCACGTCCTGCTTCCGCCGTTAGACCGTGTACCATCTCTTGAACTGCGGCCTGTTCTTTTAACGCCAGTTCCAGTTTGATGAGATTCTGCGTGGAATTACCACCTGTTTTGAGGAGTTTCTGTGCGTCCATAACGGCGGTTGTTTTCTCCCTTAGAACACCACGGATAGCCACAAGTTCTTCAGCGTTCCATGACGTACCAGGTTTCCACTTCTTTTCAAGTTTGGATAAATCCCCACCTGTTTCAGTCGTTAACTTCTTTGCCATGTCCAGAACTTCAGCATCAGGAATAACACCACGTGTTGCATCCTGAACCTCTTGAACATGAGTATCCGCCCACTGTTTTACGGTATCCCGTATTTCTTCAGGGTATTTATCAAGCCGAATGTTCGCGGCTTTTTCCGGTATTACCTTTTCAGCCGCCTTAATCGCTTCCGGTATGCCCTCTTTTACCCCAACCTTACCAACTATCGGAATATCCTTTATCTTAGGTGCTACTGGTATCGTAGGGGCTTTGGGCGGTACTGTAGTGGCGTTTTCAACAACATTTTCAGTAACCTTAACGGCATCAGTAACGTCAACACCAACCTTTGCCACCGCATCCTCGTAAGACATGGCCTTTATCTCATCGGTTGATAGCCCAAGTTTCTTTAACTTTTCAGTCATTTCCGAGGTAATCTTACCGGCATCTCCCGCCGGAGTTAGTGTGGTTGATGGGATAACTTTTTCGGTTTTAGATACCTCTAAACTCGCCACACCCCTGACAGCATCGCTCTTTAGTATCGCTTCCGTACCATCTTCAGCGACTACCTTAAAGTCCTTGCCGGTTTCCAGTACCTTGAACACCTTATTGTCTTTAGATAAAAGTACATCGCCCACTTTGATACCCTTGGCAATCTCCGGTGTGAGTTTTAGGAACTTGGTTACTTTCGCGGCCTTGCCGATAATACCAAAACTGGCAACGTCCAATACTGTAAATGGTACGTCCGTCCAAGAGAATTTAGCTGTAGGGTCAATAAACTTCAACGGTTGGAATATCCATGAACCTGCCTCACCAATAGGTTTCTTGAAACGCAGTCCGGGATACTGTGCATATCGTTTATCATAAGCATCGGCAGTCTCTTTGATATGATCGTCAACAACGTTCATTATCTCGTTATAATTAGGGTCATTGAAATCAGCCAGTTCCTCACTCCAACCCTTTTCCTTCCAGTAGGCCGCCCGGAACTCATCAAAGGTTACTGGGGTTTCCTGATTCTGGATATCCTCCATGGTGTAGGGTAATTTCCCGATGCCAGGTAATTTCTGCAGGGGTGTAACGGAACTACTTACCGGGTTCATCGGGTCTCCAACTTCATATATCGGGTCGCCAACTTCATATAATGGTATATTACGTACAAACCCAGGTGTGGTATTTACAGGTTGCTCCGTTTTCTTAATGATCCACCGGCCTTCGGGCGAAAGTTCTATATCCGCATCGGTGTATTCTATCGGCAATGCTCCAAACCCTGACTCTTGCGAATTAAGTGATTGCGCAAGATTAATATAAGAGAAGGTCCCGTCTGGCTTTATTTTTACCATCCAATCAGGGTCGATAAAGTCTTCGATGCCGTAATCCATAGCATTATCGGAGGTCAAGTAGACATTCCCCGTTGCAAGTTTCATTTCTAAAGGAGATATTGTCTCTTTAAGTCCACGGGAGCGGTTAACGCCGGATATTTCCCGCATGAACTTTTCGACTTCCGGATTATACCCACGAGGCATTGTCATTACTTTACCACCTGCGGTTTTGCAATCTGGCTTTTCAGATTACCCATAATAGGGGGTTTGGCAGGTGTTATGAGTTTCTCCAGAACGAACCTGTCTAAGTCCTCTTTGGTTTTAATCGGTTTGAAAACCATGTTACTCTCCCCCTTCCGTAGATTGAGATTCAGCCGCGCCGTATCCCGGAGCTTGTTTACCACCGGCCCCGATACGGCCGGCGAACATCGGCATTATCTGTTTGGGTGGATTCTTAACAGCCGGGGTAGAGGGTTGTTCGACTAATCCCCCCATCATAATCTGATCCATTGTTATTCCAAGTTCCATCGCCATCAGATTAGCTTCAATCAACTGTTTACGCTCAATAAGCCCCTGAATAATCTTGAACTTAGCAACGGCAGGACTTACTAACGGGGCTTTTTCCGCCCATATCTTTGATTCTTCAGCATCCGGGTTTTCCAGTTGGATAACCTCACGTCGTTTGTAATCATCGGATACCGTATCGCCTAATGCCGCCGCAACTGAAATCTGTGCCATCTGTTGCTTGGGAGAGGTCGAGAAGAACCGGAATGACAACGAGTAATTCTTGTCTAATTGCTGGTACGGATACTGGCGTTGGAATCCGATGGTACCAAGTTTAACATTCAGTTTTAACTTGATGTACTGTTTGATAATAAGCTGGTAAAGACTGCGGTAATAACGCCCTAGTGCTTCAAGGCGCGGTAGATAAATCGGGTCCTCTGCTTCCTGAAGTCCGCTGATTGCCACGGCAGAAAGCGGGAATTGGAGACTACCATAGGATACCGCCGGTAACGAACCTTGTTGCAAGGCGCTTTCCACCATAGAGTAAAGCATCCGCGTAGCGTTTTGCACATCATTGATAGGCATATTAAAATAACCCTTAGTGCCTTTATCTATCGGGTTAACTGTCTTTATGCCGTAAGGCGGTAACGCCGGTTTTGTTGCTCCCCTTCCTTTGTCGCTTTCGTATTGCAGACCGCCCATAAAGGAGGATATGGTCAGCGTCATTAGGATGGATCCAAGTTTATTCTTAGTCTCATACAGTTCACGGTCATTAGCAAAGATACTCTCCCCGTTTCGCAACATCCGGTCAGAGTCCATAAACTGTAGACCGGACGGGCAGAGTTCCACCACGAACGGGAGTTCATCATTATAGCCATGATTTGTATTCTTGACTTCTACCCCGCCGATAAAGACTACCTCTTTGTCCTCGTGCCATAGGTCGGTGACTTCCACGCCGGTAGTCCCTTGCATCTCATCGGCTATCCTTTTACCGTATTCGTTGGCTATCTGCTCTTTTGATCGCGTGGTAGTGTATGAAATAGCCTTGAGTTTATTACCACCGTATTCGTACATTGTATATCGTCTGTCCATCGGCAGGATACCGGGGCTGAATTTACCGTCTTTTACTTTAGGAGTACTGCGGGTTATCATCGCCCCCCGGTTTACAATCTGCTGGATGTTAAAGGACATAAGACTCGACACTTCTCTGTAACGCAGGTTCTCATCAATGACAGTGGAGTAGTCTTTGGTAAACTCCTCGATGAAGTTGGTCTCCGCATCGGTAAGTTCCGCGCTCCTGAAGTCCGGCTGCATGTTAGCTTTGATAAGGGTAGACTCAACACGGGTAGCAAACACACTAGCGTCATTCAACGTCAAATTTTCCACATCCGGTACGGCATCGCCGTTTTTATCCAGCATCTTGTACGGAGAACGGATGACAAGGTCTTTATCAAAATCCTGACGGGCATTAAGGTCTGCAAACTCCGTCCGTCTATCGGTTAGCCACTTTGTGTAATCGTACTGTTTTAATACTTCCATACGGGTGATACCTCCCCCTGTACTTCTGTTTCCGGTGAGAAGTCGCTTAGTATCGCGCACTCCGCGTCAATAAGATGATAGGATGATTTGCTCTCTATCTCATCGGTTATCTTATTGTTCTCGTCAATCTTACGTGAGTAAGACTGCTTCTCGTCCAGCATACTCACCAGATCGTCAAAGTAGTAAATCTTATTAAGTTTATGCAAGGCGTATACCCGGTCAATCTTGGCCTCCACATATCTTAACTTGGGTTCCGCAATAGCCCATCCGTGTGCGGTATAGCCCTGCCTGATTTCATCCTCGGAAGTGTGGTTGCCACCGCGCCGTTCTACCACCACATACCCTTGCGTTATCTCCCTGAAAGCGTCTACGTGCTGTGCCGTGGATTTTCCCCCCCCTGGCAGGTACTCATGGAACGCCACAAAGTCCCCGTACCGCATATAGGTCGGTGCGCCATTCGGTAACGGTAACTTGACCTGGGCGAAGAATATCGCCGCCGGATTAGCCCCACCAAAGTCATGCCCGCTATATACGGGCCAATCATGCGGTATCTCAAACCGTTTTATCCGGCACATCGTATCATTGAAACTGTCATATATCAGTCCCGCCGGCGTGGTATATATCCCCCGGTAGAACATGTCGAACTTCCAACTCGGCATTATCAACCGTTGCTTTTCGTATTCTTCTACCGGATACGCTGGATTGGTTATAGACGGAGACTGTATCAACTCAATATCCTTATCCCCCGCCCTCGCCCTGTCATGTATCTCTGTCTTTAACCATCCCAAATTATACGGCGTACTCGTTATCAGTATCCGCCCCTGATTCAACCCCACCCTGCGTTTTGTCGCGTCCCACGCCCCCCGTCTGAACTGGCTCTGCCCCGCCTCATCCAACCAGGCCGCCTTTGCCGTGGCGCTTTCTATTGAGTCCGGGTTGGTAGCTGACCCGAATATCACCCTCGTCTTACCATCCGGGAACTCAAAAGTCTTCTTAGCATCCTTGTACTTCCCCAAATGCAGTATGTCCTCAAACACATAACAGAACTCCGGCAGCATCTTCTTATCCAATAGCGGATACGTTGCCGTTACCGCCAGGTAGTCATTGAACTCCCCTACACGTCTTGTCTGCAATATCCTGTCGTGCATCCAGTGCGGCCCGTAAGCCGTCTTGCCCCACTGGTTCCCGCAGATTATCGCCACGATCCTTGCAGTAGAGTTCCTTGCCTGCATCTGCCCCGCGTGCAGGTTGATATGCAGTTCCCCTCCCTTTATCTCCCTGAAGGGCTTTACGGCTATCGGTGCTGCTGTTACCAAGTACTGACTCCTAAAAGAATTGGTAGCGGGCTAGGGATTTGCACCCTATTCTCCGACTTATGAGAACGGCGACTTGCTGTTTGTCCTACCCGCGTCATCCTTATCAATATCTTTTTCCTTTTTACTACAAAAAATTAAGAGTGCTATGCTTTACGAGTGGTACGCGGTCGAATATGGGTAGTCGCTGCCCCCGGCATACGTCATAAGGGTAACACACATTATGTCTGGAGCGCACAATATTCCTTATGTAATGCACTTTGCTAGCTCCTCTTTTATATGTTGCTCCCATTCGCTCATAGGCAATCTTGCGTCCTTACGCTTCCGGCGTAGCTTGCAGTTACACGTATGACAGATAGCGCGTAGGTTGGATGGTGTACGGTCATGCGATACTTCCCAGGGAATGATATGGTCAACCTCATTGCCCTCGCCGCCGCACACCTGACAGATATGATGGTCACGTTCCAGTATTGATTCTCTGTAGTTGGTACGCTCCTGGTGTCCTGAATATCTATGTTTCATATCTCTATTTTACCATAATTAGTAGCATTTATACAGTTTATGTTGGGTTGTCCAGTACACGTGCAGTAGAATCAATTAGCTTGGGGTTGCTTGCCGGTATCTGTCCAGGCTCGTGGTAGACAATAACTGTGACCTCTTTACGTTCAGTCTTGTCAATATCGAGCCTATCCTTACGGCCCCATCTCTCAGGGTGTCTACGTTCCAGGAAAGTCATAGCTGGCAACCACTCGCGTTTTTCTAGGGCCGTTTCTTTGATCATTGAGGCCAAACTAGCTTCCGCTTCAGCTTCAGCACTTTTTATTGACTGAAGGAATTGTGCATATAGCGACTCTACCCCATTTTCAAGGTCAGCTTCCCCTAACTTAACATAATCATAGAATGTATGCTCTGATATCCCACAACATTTACAGGCCGTGATAGCATAATTGCCTTTAGCGATATAGTTGGAAAGTTTAGCAATAAGCTCCGGGGTTAGTTTTGACGGGCGGCCGACTTGGGGAGTAGTAGTCATAAGGTTAAGAATTAGCCTCCGATAAAATAGAATAGAATCTCATTGATAATATTATAGCACTAACTGAAAAATAAAGTGCAAGAGGGGTACGATAAAAACGAGGATACGCGGGATACCATAGATTATATACTACACATAGATATACGTATACCAAATAAAATAATACCTGGGGTGTTGTCTCCGAGGGAGCGTATTTGTTTTACCAGTGGTGCGGTAGACGCTTTTATTCTAACACATGCCACCAAGAGTATTCAACACCATTTTAAAGGTAAACCCCAAATATATTAATATGCTAATCTGCGGATTTCCATACTTTAACTGTGAGATTATAACCCTTGACATATAGTGCAGTCTGGTATAGTATTTAGATAGGGAATAATATAAACGGGAGGTGTCTTTATGAATTGTCCTGATTGCAAGGTAACGATGGGTAAGGCAGGGAAAGCCTGGTCTGGTAAAACTAAAGTACAGCGTTGGAGGTGTAACAAGTGCGGCAAGACAACCACAAAGAACAAGTGACAACGGAATATAGAAAACCTATTTCAAGGCGGTTATTGAGAGAGCAGGTTGTAAAAAGAGACGGAAATATGTGTAAAGACTGCGGATCACACACAAAACTTCTACTACATCATGTGTTTGGTGAACAACGCGCACCAATCGGCCCTGAATATAGAGATTTATTGTCAGAGTGCAATAAACCTGAAAACTTAGTACTACTTTGCCACTCTTGCCACGGTAAACGCCATACCTCTTGTAAACGTTTTCGCTTTATTCCTGGGGTTTAATATTTAGCTTCAAATTGTGACTTTTTACGCTCAAGGGAATTATTGTTTCTATTGACATACAGTCTAGTATAGTGGTTTAATGAGTGTATACCAAAATAAACAGGAGGATTGGAAACAAAATGAAAAAGACAACAAAGACTTGGATCCGCAGGGACAGGCAAACCGGCAATCTTGAAGAAATAAACAAGGATCAAGCCAGGCTGAAACTACAAGGATATTACCACGATGTGACTTTTGTCATGTCACACGCTTCTCAAGATATGCCAATGACTACGGGCTTCTGTGATTATTGGCCTAAATAACTAATCTCCCTTTACACAGTAGTTAATCACTTGATAGGAGTGTTATCAGATACGCTGATAGCCTCCCATGAATAGATTAACAGGAAAGGACTATATGAGTACTAGAGAAATTTTGAAGCTATGCCGGAATGATAAAGGCGACTTTGAAATATATGCCGATGGCAAACTTGTAGAAACAATCCCCGATGCTAATATTTTCCCAGCTCTCTTACCTGTCAAATTATGGAGACACTTTAATAATATCATAGCCAAGAGGATAACTAAATGCTAATCTCCCTCGTTATAATCACCCTGGCATTTAGTTGGCTTATGGTAGAAACAAAGGGGCTTACCGTCCGGCTTACAGGGTGTGGCGTTTATCCTGTTGCGCCACAGGACTATCAGACAGACTATGACGGCTCTGATAGCGTTTACTTAGACGCTTATGAAAAACAACATAATGACGCGATAAACGAGGACTTACAGAAACACGCCGATGATTGGGACTATCAGAACTGGTTAATAGAACAAAGCGCAAAGGTCAAACCGGCCAATGTTCCGGGGGATCGCTTTAATCGTCTAGCTAATCACGAGCGTACCGCGGAAATGCGCCACAATAGAATGACACAGGAACAAATTTATTATAGGGGGTAACTAACATGAGACAAAATATGGCGTTCATCGAATCACAGGTACACATACAAAAGGACGGCTTTGACATCCAGACGGATATTGACAGCTTCAAGACGTACTACAAACGGCTGGGTTGGAATATCGTAGGACAGGCCCCGGCCCTCCCCGGCTTCAAAGAGGTTCCGGGGCATGGCGTAAGGGATATCACGCCGGAAACAATAGCGGCCATCAACACCACAGCACAAATAAGACTGTTTGACTAAAGGAAAGTGAGGAGAGATGACAGTAGATAAAGTCCACAACGTTTTTGAAAGTATTATCCGTAATAACCCTGGACTAAGTGCCATGTTTACAGTATCCAGCCCTGATTATAGATACTTTCACCACAAAGGGAGTGAGGATCAATATTTCTGGACAACGGAAGCTGTTAAACACGGTAGCAAAATGCGTTATGCTTCCGGTATCTATCGGTACCTAAAAACCAAGAAACAATGGAAGCTCATTAATGAAACATACCATGCCAAACGGAAGGACGCAAAGGCTAGAGCATTAAAACTATGGGAGAGCGAAAAACCTCAATAGCACCCGGAGCGCAAGCCCGGTGAGAAGGAGAAAAGATTATGAAAAACTGGACAAGAGAACTGGTAAAAATGGGAGCCTGTAAAGAGGCAATACTGTGGGGCAAGGGCTTTCCGTCACTCAAAGAAGCATGGGCTGTCTGTGAACGTGGGGACTGGATGATCTGGTATGCCGGTAAATTATCCGGTGAACCTGGCAGCGAGGCGCGCAAGAAACTGGTGTTAGCGGCCTGCCAGTGCGCCAGATTGGCACTCAAGTACGTACGCGCTGGGGAAACAAGGCCTTTAAAGGCGATTTTGACCGCTGAATCCTGGGCGCGTGGTGAAAATGGTGTGACTCTGGGAGATGTTAGAAAGGCCGCCGATGCCGCCGCCTATGCCGCCGCCGCCTATGCCGCCAACGCCGCCAATGCCGCCGCCTATGCCGCCTCCGCCGCCAACGCCTACGCCTACGCCGCCGCCGACGCCGCCGACGCCGCCTACGCCGCCGCCTACGCCGCCTACGCCGCCGCCGACGCCGCCGACGCCGCCTACGCCGCCCGTAAACCCACTCTAAAGAAGTGTGCTGATATCGTTAGAAAGTTTTACCCGACAGCGCCGGAAGGAGGTTAATATGACACAGAACATCAAAGCAGAATTATATGAGGCACTCCTCGCAGTATCAAAGGACTATGCAAAGGGGCATAAGCTCACACTCAAGACGATCAAGCAAGTTAATGACACACTGGAGAAAGCTGAAAGGTTAGAAAAATGAAAACGCTTAACCTTATCTGCTCCGCGCTGGCAGTTCTGGTAATCCTCGCCACCCTTGCCTTAGGTTACTTGACCATTAAGGAGCAGGTGGACATCGCGGACAATCTTAGAGCCGAGTTGAGAGACACTTGGACGCGCGTACACCATGTTGAAAGCAAAAATGCAGAGTATCAGGCCTTAACCGATAATCTGACACAGGAATTGGATTTTATGCGGTCTCAACCCCCTGTCACTGTAACTAATAACGTGACCATCATCCGGGAAGTGCCGGTGGAGGTTATTAAAGAGGTCTACATCGAACACCCGCTACCCACTTTCCAACAGGTCAAGGAATTTGTACTGTCCGATAACGTGAGTAAGAACACCTGGATCGCCGGTGTGTACGAGTGTCGTCATTTTGCTACGGACCTGAATAACAATGCGGACGCTGCCGGACTGCGGTGTGCCTTCGTTATCCTCGGTTATGCCGTCAACCAACACTCTATTGTAGCTTTTGAAACATCTGACCGGGGGATAGTATTTATCGAACCTCAAACGGACGCGGTGGTGAAACCTGTAGTGGGTGGATACTACGGTAGTAATTTAATTCTGCAAGTCCTGATATGCTGGTAATGAAAGAGAGGTGATGTGCAAATGCCGGATGATACAACTCGTGTCCTCCCTCTCTATATGACATAACCGGGGGTGCGCATCGGTATAAACACGCTCAAAGTTGTCAATGTCAGGGTAATATGTTGTCAATAGGGGCCACTCAAACGGGTGGCCCTTTTTATATCTCATCCTCTAGTTTTTGCAGCTGGGAGTTAAGTTCCAGTTAGAATCCTTCCCATTCATAGCCAATGTCGCAGCAGGCCTCGACCAACGCCGCGATAAATGCCTCCACTCAGGGGAGTACTCAATCAGTTTATCGTCCGGCTGGAATAATTGAGCATGAGGTAAGAATCCCGCTTCCCATACGTTCTCTAGATGTTCTATTGCCTCACCGATAGTCTGTCCATTGAACGCTAGTAAAACGTAGCAGCGTAGTTTGCGCCGATTAGTATCTGGAAACATCTTGCCTACCCGCTGAAGTTGGGATAGCTGACCTTTGGTATCACAGGCAAAAAACATTTCAAGTATTTTCAGGGAACGTAAAGTATCCGCTATTTCCTGTGTCATCTCACGGCAATCAAGCCCGCCTGAAAATGAGATTGCTTTTTGAGTGCGCAACATATCAAATACTTTTTCTTGGTGAGCTTTGTCGCACTGCAAGAGGTTGTTGTCATTTACGATATTCCCCGGCTGTATGGGTAGGTAACTCAATTTCCCTTCACGTTTTCTTACAAGACACCACGGACATTGGTTATTACACCCCCGGCTAGTAAAGGTTACACCACTCTTGATATACAGTCCGGGGTTAAAATCAGGACAAGGGCTATCGAACGCTGGGCCGCCTAACTTAACCACCGGGTAGTATTGCGCCCATGATTTTTGCAATGTTTCCGCGCCTCGTATTACTTTTTGCCGTCCATTTTTAAGTTTTATAATTCTGTCTTTTATGTCCCAAGTAAAAGTGCAGGATACGTGAACCTCGTCAGCTTCCGGGCGGTCAAGTGGAGGATCGCCGATGAAGGCCATGCTGTCAGTTGGGGTGTGTGAAGTCCGGCGGGGGAATACTCTTATTATTTTCATCTTACTACCTCACCATATCAACATACTTGCGGAGTTCATTGTGACACATGCCTAGTTCTTTTCCTGCTGGATTTTAAGTTCAACTTCTACCTGGTATCCCAGCACGGGGTAGACCACACATATCAGCCCCTTGGCCTTTTCAGTGTCCGGTATGCTTAATCGCTTCACTGTAACGGCCTTTGGTCGGCGGCCTCGTTTAGAATCATCCGCGCTTTACTCTTGTCTCTAAATCGGGACAGTATGCGCTCCGGGAATTGTTTTATATCAAGGTTCGTGGTAACGATGGTAAACAAATTACGCTCGTAACGGTAGTCTATAATATCTTCCAGTTCCCCCCATTCCCAACTTCCCAACGTACTGCCGGAGCCAACGTCATCCAGTATAAGCCGTGAACGTTCCCGCAATCCCCGAAAGTATTCCTCGTAAGTGACCGCACCGCGCCCGTTGAAATGGGATTTCATGTTACGAACTAAATCACTCCACCGATCCCGTGATACCCGCAAGCCGCGGTCATACATCGCTATCACAACCGCCTCGCATCCCATTGTCTTACCATTTCCCGTAACTCCGTAGACCATGAGCATTGAATATAAAGCGGCCCCGGTAGCCATTTCCTTAAAGGCATTCATGGCCGGCGTAAAACCTTTTGAGTGTTTCATGTTCTGGAAATTGTGGTTGACATTGGTTACACCTAGCCAAGTTAAAGTTTTTATCCTGCGCTCCTGCTCTGTTATTTCAGGTGGTTCAGGTAAGATCTTCAGGTCTGGTGTAAGTCGTGGGGAGTTGTCGGGCATTCGTATTTTGTCCAGTTCTGCCATTACCATTCTCCTTTAACTCAAACAGTCCAACATATCCTCGCATAATTGATTGCTCTAAAATTTTGTTAGGGTCTTGACCTGTTTCTTTAAAGTGTTCTAATTCTTTAACAGATAATTCCAAAGCCCTTTGCGTCGCCGGGGCTTTTTTCTTTTTCCTAACCTCTAACCAATCTTCCCACAATTTTTTATCAACAAAAATTGGTAATGTCACACTATATGGTATGGTTACTTTAGTAGGTACGGTTGGTACGGTTGGTACGGTAGCGGGGGTACGTAACGGGGACGTAACGCGCATGTCATTGTTATGTACTGCGTTACGGTGAGCCTGTTGACGGTCTGCATTGGCTTTTTTGCGGTCTATCAGTTTTCCGGCGTATTGGTACCAATCGTGCATGACGCGGGTGTCAGCAGGGATGACGGTCTTGTCAGCGCCGATGGAGACGGTGTCAGCGGGGATGACGGCGGTGTGAATGACGTCAATAAAACCAGCATTTATTAGTGCTGAAACAAATAATTTAGCGTCTCCCAGCCAGTCGGCGGCGTCCGCCAGGTCGGCATCATCTATCCTGTTTAGGTCTCCGTCCGGGGCGTTATCAAGACACCACCACCACAATAAATGCAAGTGTCCTATTGCCTGTGGTGTTCTAATTTTTAACAGACGTTTTAACACTTTTGTTTTGCGGTGGGTTGCTAGACTCTGGTGTGATTCTATCCACATACGTCTACCTCAAATCCTTAACAGTAACTCCTAGAACTTGGGCTATGGCGCGTAATGTAACACCATGAGGTTTAGTGTGTCCGTTCTCAATCTTGCTGATTGTGGCAATACGTAGACTTGTCCGGTCTGATAATTGTTCCTGTGTGATTCCCTTTTGTTCCCGTAGCTCTTTTACTTTATTCATATTCACCCCTGTAAAATATTACTATAGCGTAACACTGAAAGTCAAATTAAAGGGGCCGGGGAACTTCCTTGAATGTTATCTTCCAGTCCCACGGTTTACTTGAAATAGGATTTTGGGGATTAATCGAGTCCCACAGGCTATGATATTGGGCGATGGTCAGAGCAGCTTGCATATCATCCAGGTTGTCTGTCCCGGTCATCAACATAGCCGTGTTTACAGGTATGATTCCCAAGTCACCACAGCCCTCTTTTAAGGCATCCTCGTATGTAATCAAGTGAGGTCTATCCGGTATCACGGTTATCTGGAGGAAGTGACGGGCATGAACGGCACGTAGGAACATGGGGGAACGGGCGCGCCCTGCTAATCCTGGCATCTTCCATTCGGGATTAAACCCGTTTTCATCGGTAAACCATATTTCCGCGTTATCTGGTATTTGCGAAGGCTTTAAGTGGTCATAGTCAGACAAGGTTTTCCACGCCTCTTTTACGTAGACAATCTCGCCAACATGATAACGAGACTTTAAGAAAATGGCTTCCTTGGTCGTCTTATTTCCGAATAGAAAATGGTTAACATCTTTACTTACCATTTCCCAATCATCAGGTGCAAGGTTAATCTCTTTTAGCCCTGATAATCGACGTGTTTGTGCTTCGCCATATTCAGCTAAGGCCCGAAGTTTACCCTTCCATACAGGCGATTTGAACATGATTCCATTCATAATTTTCCCTCCATACATTAACCTATGTTCTTGGGTGTTTTAGCTGGCTAAGGATTTGCACTGCGTGTCACACTTATCTTGGGAACACTCCCTAGCGTTTACCTATTCCGCCACCAGCCATATTCTATTTTTTCTTGCGCCCGTTACATCTTTGACTTTTTAGGTTTATTCCATACGTGACTCTTGCACTTCGGGCAAACACCCGGAGCTTTAGTGTTACGAGGGAACCATGAATGACCGCAACGTTCGCACTTGAGCATAGTAATTTTTATTTTGTTCATACCATTAAATATATACCCATAAGTAATATCACGCAAACAAAAGTACAGACGTTTACAGTAGGGCAAGAAACATACCCATACGTAGACTAATAAATTACCTCTCTCTACCTCTCAAATGCTCGCTTTTTCTAATTTGACAATCATACCCATAGGTAGTAATATGAGTGAGGGTTAGGGGTGAACGTGACAGGTAAGACGCTTGAGAATGGTAATCCTGGTAGCCAATCGAACCAGCCCTTAACCAGCCAAGGTAAATAAAGGCAGAGTAGGTTGTTGAAGTAATGAACACACAAAGCCGAGGGCATCGTGAACGAGAGGCTAGAAAGCGTCAGAAGCGCACTCTATACTGGAATACCGGTATGGAGGCAGGGTCACTAATGTTAAAGCTCGGTCACAAACATCTCCAGCGCAGCATGAGAAGCGCACTTGGCAGAGTAGATTTTCATGGCAGAGACCGAAAAGCCCAGGGTAGCTAGGACGTAATGAGAGTGACCGAAACCGGCTACCCGTCTAACCCGCCAATATATTAAGGAGTAATGAAGATGGCACAGTTTAAAGGGATAGGAATTGTAAAATGAATATAAAGAAAACACCTTATAACTGGAGACTCAAGAAGTACCAAGCATTTCTTTACTATCGCCAATGGTGGATAAAATGGGGATTGTGCGAATCTCACGCAAGAGTTAAAGCTTACCATACCGCCTTTAAATGTTACCGCGCGGCTAGAATTGATGGCAGTAACCCAACTATTTATTCGGGAGTATAAATGCTGAAAACTTAGGAAATAAACTAGCCCTACTTTAGTCAAAAATATTGGAGGATAGAAAGTTATGTGCGAATTTCTTAGTTGCGTAAAAACCCAGGACAAGAACGGTAAAGACAAATACTATTACCTGACCCATGACCTCATCCATAACACACCGCGCGGGGAAATGATTCAGAAAAAGTATTTTGGCGATGGTGAGGTTATCGGGCACACTGCCATCCGCGAGTACTTTGAGATACGCGCCGGACAGGGGGAGAATTGGGAATGTACTGATTTTACTACACCTAAGAATTTCCCCGCCGTGATTGCAAGAGCGATAAAGCGCGGCGAGTTTCGGGGGTTTGGTAATCCTGTTGGGTTACTATCCTTTGCCGTCAACGCCAAGTGGAATGCGGAGCGTGATGCCGTCTACGCCAAGTGGAAGGCGGAGCGTGATGCCGTCAACGCCAAGTGGAAGCCGAAGAGTGATGCCGTCTTCGCCAAGTGGAATGCGGAGCGTGATGCCGTCTACGCCAAGTGGAAGCCGAAGAGTGATGCCGTCAACGCCAAGTGGAATGCGGAGCGTGATGCCGTCAACGCCATATTTTGGGAATTATTCTCCGACCCCAAGAATCGCGCCAAGGCATGGAAATAACATGAAACTCAACCCTAAAGAAACACACGAGAAAACATTATCCAGGTTGCTGATGTCCTGCGCCATTCCTTACCCACCTATTGAACCGGCAGACCTAAAGGACAGGGTGAACTAATGTCTACCTTTGCTGAACTAAGAGAGCAGTTAAAAGAGAAACTCGCATCCGGCTCACCATGTCAGTTCAGGAAGCTAACAGGGGAACCTGAAGCCAGATGCGCGGTCACTGATCCTTGCAATAGTGTTGACTGCCCTACCTGGAAAAAGGCACTGGAAATATCAAAATTAGCGATGGAGGCAAAAAGTGGAAACTAAATACAGATGTTCGGGTTACAAGGAATGTAAGTTAGATTGTCCTGTCCACTCAAAAGAACACTTTAATTGCTCATGCCATATGGCGTGCGGACGTGAAGGTGCCCCCGCCGGAGCCGTCTGTGTGCCAGTGCCAGAGATGGTGATTTGTGACTACGCTACAGAATGCAAGGTTGATTGTTACCATAAAGAGAAACACTTAGTCAAAGAATCAATTTTTTGTTTTAAACCTTGTGGAGGATTAAACGGAGCAGTGGCTAATGCATCCTGCGTCCCTTATGTAGAACCCGACGCAAAGGTTGAACCTGCTATTCAAGAATACCGTTGTCTGCACGATGTTTGGAATGTGTGCAAATTCTACCACGATTGCAGGGTAAGTAAATACGGTTATCAAAGAGTCGTAAGCGATGATAAGAAAATTTCTGCCTGCATGTGGTACGAACGGGAAAAACCCGCCCCGTCCGGCCCGTTCTTCTGCTATGTAGAGGGTCGTAACTCGCCAAAATACCTGTGGGATAATTACGACCTTGCTAAAAAAGAGGCTATACGCCTTGCCAGTCTGCCGGATAATGTAGGAGGCAGGGTACACGTCTTGGCCTCAACGGGATTCTATAAAGCGACTCCCGTTGCCCCTAAAGTTGAATGGCATGAAGTCCAGCCTATTAAATGGACAGAGAGGAGATAAGACGATGGGAGAGATTATGCCAGTATACGCACCTGAATATCAAGAGAAAATCGACAAGGCAAAAGAGCTGATTTGTCCGATACTGTCAGCAAGTAACCCAACTAATTATGAAAAATGCAAGGCTGATGGTTGCGCTTGGTGGTGTGCTGATAGAGCCAAGTGTGGTTTACTTCAAATCTGGTAATAACCAAATAACAGAAAGAGGAGAATAAAATGGCAGACAAAAAGAATACAGATTATTCCAAGAGCGCGGTGAGTCTCACAGATTCACAGGAAGTAAAAGACGCTTACGAACGATATAAGGCGGCGATGGGCGCGGTGGAATTACTTCAAACTGAAATAGCGGCAACTCCCACCTACCAGCGGTTACAAAAAGAAGTCGCGGAAGCTGGGGAACTTTTGGAAGTTGTAAAACAAATGGTAAAAGACAACGGCGGTTTTCAGGATGTTGTCGCCGGACACTATGCCCTTCAGCAACGCCGCGTCAGCAAGTCCTATAACGCCGATGTGTTCGCAAAGTTCTTCCCGGAGTACACGCCACAAGTTCTGATGACCGCGGTCAACGTTCCGGCCCTGGAAGACCTTGTCAAAGAGGGCAAGGTAAGCGAGGCTGCACTGTTAATGAACGGCGTTATCACCACCAAAGAATCACTAGCGTTCGTAATAAAGTAAAGGAGAAAACAGAACATGCTGGTATACACAAACCTTAAAGGCAAAGAACTAATTCACAAGTGCAAGCAGAATGTCTGCGGTGCTTGCGGTGGCCCCGTCAATGCCTTTTGGGATGCGGACACAAAGAAGATATTCATCGCCTGTTCGCAGTATCCGGCAACAAAGCATGAAACAATAGCACGTGAAGCAGAAGTACAAACAATAAGAGGGAAATATATTATTCAGATGGAGGAACAAATGGGAGAAACGAAAGCACTATCACTAAGGCAGTATCAGGGGTTAACCACTTTAACCAGCGACCAGGCAAAGGAAATCTTAACAACGGTATGGCCTAAAGCCAACGGTGTGGAACTGTACAAGGCCATGAATATCTGTACCACCTACGGCCTTAACCCGCTCATGCGCCACCTGTACATGATACCGTTTGGAGACAAGTTGGTATGCGTTATGGGTATCGGGGCCAGCCGCCTTATCGCCAGCCGGAAGCACAACTTCAGCTACATTGATGACACGCCGCGCATTATGAGCGAGGCCGAGGAAATCAAGCGGTACGGCAAGCCCGATCCCGGCAAAGTACGCTTCGTTACCAAACTTAAAGACGTTAAGACCGGCGCGGAAGCCTCCGGATGGGGCGAAATCTCTGCCAATGCCACCATTCAAGGCGCGGACAAAGGTAACTCCAAAGAGAATATGGCGGCCATCCGGTCAGAACGGCAGGCCCTTGACCGGCTCTACCCGGCAGACATGCCCGCTGCGGACATCCCCGTGGTAGACGATAACTACATCGAGAGTACGGCAACGGTCATTGAAGAACCCGTAAAAGAACCGGATACCATCGCCGCGCCGTCGCCCGCTAATCCCCCTGCCACGCAACAGGACGGGCAAGAGACGGTTGAAAAGCCCTTACCCATAGACCAGCAGTGGTTAACTGAAACCTTGGCTATTGTAAAGTGGACACAACTCACCGCCTGTACCTATATCAAGAGTACGTACAAGGTCATGGTAGCCAAGACCCTAGACGAGACACTGCGTATCATCCCCGCCGATGTAACAGAGAAGTTCTACAAGCATCTCGTGGAAATGCGCGAGGCAAGTGGAAAGTAACATCGGTCAGGCCGATAGAAAAGAAGGAGGCAAAGTAAACCATGCTATACACATTCTATGACAAAGGGATAAAATTCGGAGAGCAGGACGAGAAGTGTCTTGCAGATGCGGAAGCAAAACAGGGTGTGAAAGTCGGCGGTGATATTACATTTACGGTTACACCCTCTGACGCACCTATCCCGGTCAAACAGAAGAAAGAGCGCAAGAAGAAAGAGGCTACCAAGCCCACGCCGGTAAAGGCTCGCAAGGGCTGGCAGTTCTACGTGTACAATAAGGTAGACGGCACGTTATCGGAACCCATGGCCCGCGCCGCGCTCGATGCCGAACTGGAAACCATAACCGACCTGTCAAAGATAACCATCCTCACCGGGCGCGTTGTTGTGCCCGTCCGCCAAACCAAGCTAATTATCTAAAGAAAGGAGGTGGAATTATGGCACCGAATGATACACCGCAAAAAAAGGATAAGTTCACCAACGAAGACCGGCTTGCCCTTTATCAGAGTTTCATAGGGCAAATGTTGACCGAGGGATACACCCTCGATGACATCGGAATAGAACTGGCTATTATAAGCCACGTCCTCCTAGTAGAAAACGAAAGATAGAAAGGAGCGCGATTTAATCCATCTATTTCGTCCAGAATCCAAGGTAGGGGGGAAATCCAAGAGTTTCTGGACGAACTTAGACTGATTAACGAGGAGAGGAATATGATAGAAGTACTTTTAATTATCGTGGTTATTTTTGAGGCAATACGTTTTGTATTGTATGTTCAAGATTCGTCAAGGATAAAAAGAACAAATACCATCGCGCAAGAACAGCAACTTAAAAATGCTGAATTTGTAAAGCAACAAAACGATGAATGGAAACAAATCCGCGCCGCCGAAATAGCGGAACTTAAAGAACTAGCCAAATCATCTGATACAATGAAGCAAATTTATGACGAGTGGCTTAAAATACCAGATCAGTGGCTTAAATTACCAGATCAAAGAGGTTAATATGAAGTTGATAAAGTGGATACGCAAGATACCGCATGGCAAAAGGCGTATCCAGACGCACTTAATGGTTTACTACTCAAGGAAAAACAGTCTCTTATGGAAAAAGGTCTTATTGAGGAGGAGTCTCATGGAAGATAAAGTAAAAGAGTTAGCAGATAAAATTAAGGCTTGTGGAGAATATTCCATAGAACTTGACGGATATGTCGTGAATCCCGCTACTGTTGCCTGCAAATTAAGCAACGATGGTTACGTCAAGCTCGCCCCAATCACTGACCTGGAAGGGGCGATAGAAAAGATATTGGATGGTAGTTGGTGCAAGGATATACCGGCTAACTTACCATGCAATTACCAGATAGACCTTTATGAACCATCTTGTCGTGAGTGCCAAATAAAAAGCCTCTCCATTCTTTTCTCCACTCGTCTTGCCTCAATAGCAGATGGCATGTCCTTTAAAACACTGAATACTGGTGGAGATGAACTAACCTCAAAAGGTAAACTAATCAGGAATGCATACAACAAAGGTGCGGACGACCAGTTTCAAGCTGATAAAGATATAATGGGGAGGATTTAAGACGATGAAACTCACTAAAAAGGGATTAAAGTTGTTGCAAGATACCGCTGGATTTTCTGCCAGTGAGGTTAATGCCATAAAGATGGTTAACTACTGGTTAGGCGTAACCGATGAAATGTGGGATATCCAAAAGCCACGCCTAACTTCCCGTAAAACCCTCAAACGTAAAGGTCTAATCTCGTAACAGTAAGGAGAAATGAAGATGGGGAAAATACAGGAACAAGAGGATTTATATTGGCGTTCTACGGTATCCAGAAAGTCACGTGATGTAAACTTTTATTTAGAAAGGATGCGTATTGCGGGGATTGAGTTAGATTGCGTTAAGGTTTATTCAACAGCAGGTGATATTCACCCACCTTACCCGTTTCAGTTCCAAGCTATAGCAAAATTACGAATTGGAGATGATGACCCCTTGGAAGGAATTGGCGGTAGCATATTAGAAGCTATCCGTAACCTGTGTAATGTAATTATCAAGGAAGAATACTTGATAAAATAGGTTCTGCTTGTAATTATTACTTCTATGTAGATGCCACTAGAAGCATTCATACTAATGGTAATTGGGAAGCTCTGAAAGGTAAGGTGTAAGATGACAAAGAAGATCGTAGCCCCGCCCATGAATATGAATATCCTAGAAGCACAACGCCACATCTTCCACGCTAAAGTGGCAGCGTCCGTTATGTCCCTTGATTTTAATGAGGTCAGGGATATGCAAAAGGATATATGCAATTCCCTCGGCAGGATGGAACACTCCTATCACAATATCGCTGTGCCACCGGACAAGACCCTCTTAAATATGAATACCATTGAGGAACGCTACCGTGAGTAACAATCACGTCTCCAACGAGTACAAGGGTAAGTCCATGCACCAACGGTTAGCTGAAGCCTATATGGAACACTGCGAAGATGTACACGCGGATTGCAAGGAAATCATGGGTAAGTTGGAGCAAGACCTTAAAGACAGACCACAGGGATCCGCCGGGGAAAGCCTAAACAATACACCATTCAACCAGATTAATTTTGGCGAGGCCCAGCATGACAAATAAGCGCATTCTCCAACCGGCAGTGTTAGCAGGGGAAAAGAAAAGAAGCATGACGTTGGTTATAGACCACCTCCCTCCAGCAGACCTTAACCCTAACCGTTTACGTTCTATCCATTGGGCTAAACGATCGGCGGTAGAAAAGGTAGCTCGTGAAGAAGCCTACTGGTTGGCGGTAACACAATGGAATCAGTCATTACCGATGCTACATGTATCTGTGAGCGCAACCTTTACCTTCAAGGATAAACGGGAACATGATCTCGATAACCTCTTGAGCGCATCTAAGCCAATTTTCGATGGGTTAACAGACGCTGGTGTGATAGCCGGGGACAGTTACAAGCATCTGGAATACGGCAGTATAAAGGGCAAGCAAACCGGAGAGAATAAAACGATAATTGAGATACAAGAGGTATAGATGACCGCGTTCCCCAAGTGTCCAGTACCTAATTGTGGAGGACAGATAACGCTAGAGTTTTTCGTTGGCGGTGTCCGGGCTGTGTGTATCGCCGGCCACAGTTTTGAAGTCCTGCCAAAATGTTTACAAGTTGAGGCCATGAAACAGCGCAACTCCCGTAAGGGTTTAACGGAGGGAGACAAACGAGGTTATCGCAACCGTGACAGTCAATCAAGAACAAACCAAAAAGGTAAACAGAAATCAGCTATAGGGAGAGGAATAAGATGAAAGAAAAAGTTAATCCTAATCATCAAAAAGGAAAAGTTACAGGCTATGAACTTATAAACGGAGAATATCATATTGCCCCTCTTTACCAACAGCAATTTGACTTTCTTAATTCAAAAGAGTATGGCATTAAAACTGTAATTAACGGAGTTGTTGACCATTTCGCCGAAGATTTAGCGGCAATCGCAAAACAGAGACATGAAGTATTTGTGGAACTCGCAGACGATATTGGTATTTCCTTAAATGACGGGTGGGTTTACAACAGCGGGATTCTTAAACCCCAAAGCAAGCAGTAACCGCCACCAGTCCGCGTAAAATGAGCAAGGCGGCCCCGGAAGTATCAAAGTAATAGAATGGGAGGCATGGATTGATAAAGTGGATTAAAAGCCTGTTTACTCATTGGGAAGAATGGAGACAACCCCCGATAGACGGTTTCCATTTTTACTTCCCTAGAATGAAAAGGGTAAAACGGGATACGAAAGGAAGATTCAAGGCATGAAAATACCCAGCACATTAAAGATAGGCGCTACTATCTATGAAATAGTCAGTCAACCTAGTGAGGCTAACGGCGAAAAGCATTTAGGATATTGCAACTCTGGGGTAGCAAAAATATGGATTGACAATAACGCGAACCATCAAGTACAAGAATCGACCTTAGTACATGAGATACTTGAGGCAATAAAAGGCGGTTATTGTCTTGAGCTTGACCACCAAACACTAGGAACTTTGGCTGAAGTACTTTATCAGGTATTAAAAGATAACGAATTATTGAAGGAGTAAAGCATATGCCAACTAATTTTGTAGGATACACGCTATTAAAGAAAGACCTTGACCTGGAAGCATTAAAGGCAAAGGGAGAACCGTTTGATTTAAGATTCTATCCCGTCAGGCAAAAGGCGCGGGATATGAAGAAAAAGTCTTACCCTGATGCCAAGCCAGTAAAGATTTTCATCACGATCTATGAGGGAGAATAGATATGTTCAACTGGCTATATCAATTATTATTTCCAAAGAAGTATCTAGCAAGATTGGAAAACAAGATGATTCTAGGAAATACCACCGTAGGAAAAGAGGCAAAACACGGACTTGAAACTCCTATTGTTTTTGATGTCCATTGGCATAATCACGGATACTATGAAGCATGTACCGATAAATGTGTAGTCTTACCTTCTGGAATTGTAGCTCCATTTCTCAAGCGATTACCAAGCCCCCGGCCTATGCGCCGGACACGCTTATTTTTTGGAGGGAGATAATATGGAATGGTTAACAGCTAGGGTAAATCTCCTAATTGTAGGATTGGGAATATTATTGTTGGTATTCACTCCCCTTAATTTTTCAAGAGGCGTACTGTCTGGACTATTCAAACGTGTAGCACAAAATGACGCTATAGTTAATTGGAAAAAGAGATAGAGATGACCAAGCAACAGTTAATAGCCTTTTGCGGTATCATCGGGGGATTCTTAGTATCGGTAGGATTCGCCATGTGGTATCTCATAAGCAAGGGTGAGTTTGCCTCTAAAGAACAGATTAAGAACAGGGGGAAATAATGATGCTTTGGAATAGTTTAGAATTACCCGCACCTTACTATCAGGATGATGCAGTCTATATCATCCACGGGGATTGCAGAGAGATATTACCGTTAATACCGGATAAGAGCATTGACCTGGTGCTGACAGACCCACCGTATCCTAATTTGGGTGATGTTTTTGTTATGCCACCATCTAAAACCGGAGTATCAAAAGCCAGTGAGTATTCCGTTCTCAATAAAGATGTTTGGGAGACTTCATTGGATTGGATGCCAATCGTATGGGAAAAAATTACAAAAGGGATGGCTATTTTCAGCAGTTATCATGGGCTTCCTGAAGTTGCCCTGGCTGTCCCGTCCGCAAAACGTATTGCGCTTATCTCATGGTACGAACGGAATTCACCGGGTTCGGTTAGAAACCGGCCTCACTATATGACGCAATATATCTGGTTACTAGAAAAAGAAACTGGCTTAGAATGGCGGAAACTTCGTACTCATTATGATATCCCCA